CGGCGATGTGGTCGGGGAGGTCCAGCGGGCCGGAGTCGGCGGTCTTGCACCGGATCACGGTGGACGCCCGGTCGGGGAGGTTCACCAACGATTCGGGGGCGAACAGGGCCGCGTGTTCCTTGCCGGTGTAGAACGTCGACTCGGACACGACCTGATCCCCGGACGCGGAACGGACGAGCGCCCGGGAGTCGTCGAGGAACCCCGGGATGGGGTCGGAGGTGACGGTGTTGACGTTGCCCCAGGAGTCCTCGCCCGTCTTGGTTTCCACCGTGACCTGATGGACCATGAACTCCTCGAAGCCCTTCACAGCAGGACCACCGGGTTACCCAACAGTCCGGCGTCGTTGAGGATGTACCAGGCGTCGGGGCCGAGGGTGCCGGCCGCGTTCGCCCGCGCCTCCGCCGTGGACACGTACGTCGAGTACTGGATGGAGGCCCCGCCGATGGACTTGGACGCCGCGAGCGGGGCGACACCGGCCGCGCCGAGGGACGGGTCGATGCCGTGGTCTGCCCAGAACTTCGCCTGCGCACAGGCGGCGTCCTTGAACGCGGCCCGGGTATCAGTCGCTGAGGGGTAGCCGTCGGCGTCGGTGGCATAGATCGCGGTCTTCGTCTCGGACCGGAGCAGCCCGGACGCTGAACGCAGGAGGCCCGTGGCGTTCGCCGGGGCGGTGTCGGGGTCCAGCCATGCGGCCAGGTCCTCGGGGGTGGCGTAGATCCGCACAACGGGCCTCCTGTTCGGTTATTCGGGCTTGGCGTTGCGGCGGGGCTTGGGCGCCGGTTCCGGCTCAGGCGCCGGTTCGGGCTCGGGCTCGGGCTCGGGTGCCGGTTCGGGGTCTACGGGTTCAATCCCGGAGGCCAGGGGCTCGGGCTCGGGCAGCTCGTCGAGTTCGACCGTGTAACCGGCGCCGGCGCAGTAGCTGATGACTGCCTCGTTGTCGGTTTCTGTGGTGCCGTTGCTGAACTGGACCCCGGCGATGTCGCCGTTGAAGTCCTTGACGGGGGCGGTGATCTTCGCCATGGTGGCTCCTAAAGTGTTGTGGGTGCGCGGGCGCCCATGACAGGCGCCCGCGCAGGTGGTGCTACTGGACCTTGATGTTCTTCGCGACCGCAGCGGCCTTCGTGGCCTTCAGTGCGACGGCGACCGGGCCGAGTTCAACCTCGCCCTTCTTCACCGCGCCCGGGGTGGAGAAGTCCGGCAGCCACGTGCTGACCAGCGAACCGCCCGCGGTGGACACGCCGTGGAAGCCGTCCAGGCCGAAGCGGACCGCGTACAGGGCCGTCGAACCGGCGACCAGCGGGCCCGTGGTGTCCGGGTCCGCGACGTTGACCGGAATGACGTCCGAAGCCGAACCGGACTTCAGGCCGGCGTCGATCAGGGTCGCGCCGGCGTAGGACACGAGGGCCGTGTTCATCGGGCCGACGTGCTCGACGTACTGGTTCGCGAAGCGGGACGCCGCCTTGATCAGGGCGAGGACCTTGCGGTTGCCGATCAGGCCGCCCGCTGCACCGTCCAGCAGGGAGAGCAGGTTGTCGACGTCCGTGAGGATCGCGAAGGCCTTCGCCTGGTCCATGGTGCCGGTCCAGTCGTGCACGGCCGTGTCCTCGGTGGAGGTGCCGACGAGGGCCTTGGCGAGGCCGTCGAAACCGTTGGCGTCAACGGCGGTGTCGCCGTTGATGACGAGGTCCCCGAACAGGGCCTGGGTGGCCTTGATCTTCTGGGACATGTTCAGGGCCACGGCGCCGGACGCGGACGGGCCGATCTTCGCCACGACACGGTCGACGTCGAAGCTGCCACCGAGGACGCCGAGGTTCACGGTCTTCTGCTCGGTCGTGACCGACTGGGCGGAGTACTCGGAGTTGATCGCACGGGTCGCGGCGGTCGGGGCGGTCAGGAGGCGCCGGTAACCGTAGGTCATCGTCGCTCCGCCGCCAGCCGGGTTCACGGCGTCATCGAAGGTGATGAGGTCGAGGATGGGGTTGGTCCGGAACTCGTCGATCACGGAGACGTCGAGGTCGGTCTGGGCGTTGAGCTTTGCTTCAGCGAGGGTGATCGCCATGGTGTTCTCCTAAGCGGTTTAGGTGCGGTAGTGGTTGGCTACGGCACCCGCGAGGGTGGTGGGTTTCTTTGCGCTCTCCCCGGAGCCTCCCGGGAAATTCGCGCCACTCGCGCCGGCCGCCTGGACCGTCTTGAGCTGGGGGTGTGCTGCTACTGCATCCTTGACCAACTTGTCGAGGTCCGCCTGGAACGTCGAGGATTTGGGGTCTAGGTCGGTGAGCTTGCCCTCGCCTTTGAGGACAGCAAGAATCAGCGGGTTGCCTTCGGGGCTGGCGATGATGGCCGAGTCGATCCGGAGGTTCCTGTTTTCGGTCCTGAGCGCTTCCGTTTCCGGGTCCGGGACCACGGGGGCAGGTTCGGCCGGTGCGGGCGCCACAGGGGCGGCCACGGGCGCGGGGGCGGGTGCTGATGGCGCGGCCTTGGCTTTCAGTTCGGCGCGCAGGTTCTCAATCAGCGTCCACGCCTTGTCCGGGTCGAACTGGGAGTCGTCACCCCACGGCTTCGCGGCGGCCGGGGGAGCAGGGGGCGCGGCCGGGGCCGGGACGGGTGCGGCAGGCTCCGCGGGTGCGGGCTCACCGGGCGCGACGGACATCGTCGCATCCCCGAAGGTCAGCCGGTGGTGGGCGAGCAGGGCGTCGATGCCGCCCGGGGCGTAGGGGTCGATCCCGTGGATGGTTTTGCGCTTCATGTGCCCTCCAAGTGGCAATAGAAAAGCACCCGGGGTTAGCGGGTGCTTCGGTGATGGGGTGGTGTGTCTAGCGGGCCTTCAGCGAGGTCCGATACGACAAGTCCTTGCGGTCGTTTGTCTCGCGCCATTCGCGGAACTCGGCCTGTTTGGCGCGAAGTTTGCCCCGGGCCTGCGTGGCTTGCGGGCCGCCGAACTCGGCCGAGATGGCGTCCTGGCGTTTCAGTTCCCGGATGCGGCGCTCATAGGCGCGCTGTTGCTGCCGGAGCGCGTCCCCTGCCGGATCGGCGAGGTCGGTGCCGGGTCCCTTCGTGATGCCGGGAAGGTAGATCGAGTGCGAGTGACGGCAGTTGTTGTGGAACAGTCCGGCGCTCTTGGCCTGAGCCAGTGACGCGACGACCGTGCGCCCGTCCTTGAGCCTGCCCGTGGTCCGTCCGGAGAGGGAGAGGACCTTGCCCTCGAACGGGCGGCAGATCTTACACTCCTCGGGCGCGTTGGACACGATGACCGTGTCAATACCCAACTCCTGGATCCGGTCGGTGTGGCCCTGCAGCATGGCGTTCGACGTCGCGGACCTCGCGGCCATCTCCGCGTAGCTTGCCATGTTCCAGTTCCGGCCGGCGGTGTCCCGGAACCCGGTCACACCCTGCGCGGCCAGCCTCGTGAGGATGTCGCGGGACGCTTCCCGCCGGGTCATGGTCCCAAGCGCGGTCTGCGCGGCCACGCGGGTGACGACCTGCTGGTAGACGTCCATCGTGGCGCGGCGGATCTGGAAGCTCATCGGCGTGAGCCGGGCCGTGGTCTCGGAGATGATCGCAGCGGCGGCCGAGGTGGCCTGCACTTCCCCGAACGCGCCGTGCACGAGGCCCGCGGCGGTCAGTTCCGTGCCCGCCGTTGCGATGCCCCGGTTGTACGCCAGCCCCACGGCGCGCTCCACAGCCCCGGGCACGTTCGCGGCAAGGTCAGCGAGGATGCCGTCGACCTGCCTCGAGAGTGCCTGGATGTTCAGGAGCTTCTGTTCAGCCCAGTCCGGGGCGTCCGAACCCTTGGCGAGGGCCGCCGCGATGCGTTGGAGCAGGCTGGTTTCGGCCTCCGCATAGAGTTCGCGGAGGTCCTTGGCCAGCACAGCGGCATCGTCCGGGCGGATCGCCATGGGTGCATCCTAACGGTAGGTCGAGAGTGTCACACCCGGGATGCCTTCGAGGTCGCTGCCATCGTTAGCAGAGGCACCATCCCAGTCCCAGTCGCTCATCTCATAGTCTTCTTCGTGGCGAGACGGGACGAGGGCGGCGGTTTGGTCTTTCAGCCACCCTCGCCCTTCCATTCGGCGCGCTTGCCCCGCCGTGAACTCGACAGTGCCGCAGCATTGGCAGAAGTGGCGTTTATTCCGGAGCATGTTCGCCATGGTCGCATCCTATCCGGTGAAGGTTGGGGCCTGCTGGGGTATAATTCCGGCCCCGTCGATCCCGAGGTTGGCGGGGTCGGTCAGCGGGGCGAGGCCGAACTCGTCCTTGATCCGGGTGACTTCCTCCTGGACCTTGGCGTCGTCCCAATCCGGGTTGCGCTTCCGGACCCGCTCCTCGATGGAGGATGACTGGGAGTTGTAGTCCAGCTGGTTGGTTTCCGCGATCGCCTTGGGGTCATCGGACACGCCGTCGGGGAACTCGCACTCCACCCGGAACGGCTGCGCACCCCCGGCAGGGAAGATGACCGCGTCCACGGCGAGGGCCTTGGACAGGATCGCCTCGTCGGCAGGCTTCACGCCCAACACCTTGCGTTTGCGGGTGGTGAAGGACAGTTGCTGCCGTGCCGCGACCTCCGTGGCCGTCATGGCGGCCCCGTCGTCGGTGAGCCCGAACGTGGAAGGGCTGTAGCCGGCGGCGGCGAGGATGATGCGGCGGAAGTGGTCGATGGCCTTCAGGAAGTCGTCCGTGCGGATGCTGAACTGCACGGCTTCGATCGCCATCTTCTCGGACCCTGCCGAGGACGGTGCGGCCTTGACCGGGGTGAAGATGGTCTCGTCCAGGTCGAACCCGGCACCGAGGCCGGCGCCAAGGTCCCGGAGCATGGACTCGCCCACGATCAGGCGGCCCTTGCCGAGCCGGATGTCCTTCAACCATGCACTGTAGAGCTCGTCGAGGGCGTCGAGCATCTGCTCAATGCCTTCAAGGTCGCTCCGGCCCAGGTTGCAGCCGAGCGGGTCGTTGCGCCACATGGAGGAGGGCAGGATGTTCGGCGCGTACACGGCGCCGAGCCCGGGGGTGAGGGTGGAGAGCGTGTTCCCGTCGATGAGTTCGGACAGCACGTCGGGGCGCATGAGCCATTCCGTGGCCTTGTGAGCGTCGAAGGCCTGCGCGGTGCCGAGGTTTTCGTCGGTGCCCATGTAGAGCCCGTACACGATCACGCCAACACCGGCCGCGTCGAGTTCGTGCCGTTCCAGCAGGCGCCAGACCGTGGAGTTGGTCCGGCCCACAACCTGCCAGAACGTCACGGCGGTGAGCTGCCCGGCGGTGAACTCCGGGTGCGCGGCGTCCGCGTCGACCTTCGTGATGAACACGTGATCCTTGACCGTGGCGTCCCAGGTGATGCGTTTGAACACCCCGCCCAGTGCCGCGGAGATCTCGGCCGCACTGATGGACAGCTGTTCGAAGCCCGGGCCCGCGATGGTGTCCAGCCGCTCCTGCGCCCGCGTCACGTCCGTGCCCTCGGTCGGCGGGATGACCGTCGCCTTCGGAGGTTCGGAGTAGAGCAGGTTCGCGGCGGTCCGGCAGATCTCCTGACCGAGCGGGACGTGGATGGAGTTCGTCTCAACGGCGCCGTTCGTCTTCGCCCCCAGGAACCAGGTCCGGAGGCGGGACAGGACACCCTTGCGCCCGGTCGCCCGGGTGTAGATGTCCGTGAGGGTTTCGACGTCGTTGGCGTACCAGCTGGCAAACTCGCGGTACTTGGGCAGGATCGCGGCGAGTTCGACCGGCGGCCATGCTGTGCCGTTTTCGGGCAGTGCCATCATGGCCTCCTAATGCTTGGGGTGGGTTACAGGTCGAGGACGATACGGAGGCGGCGCTGGAAGTTCGCCAACTCGGTCCCGAATGGCGTCTGGGCTTCGACTGTGTCGCGGATCAGCCGGAGCTTGTCCTCACTGGACACGCGGAGACGTTCTGGGTTCAGGCCTTCACCCATCGATACGGGCGAACCTGCGGACACCGTGATCGGAGCGGGCTCTCTGGGGATGATCATGTTGTTCTCCACGGGGTTAGGCGGCGAGGTCCACGTAGGGGCGCCAGTTCGTTTCCGTCGTCGTCACCGCGTACCGGAATGCGTCGATCGAGTGGTCAGCGACCTTCAGGGGCTTGTCCTCGCCCTTCTCCGTCGCCTTCGTGTCCCAGGAGTAGCCGGGCATTTCGTTGATCAGGCCCGTGCAGCGCTCGGAGATCCGCAGCTTCCCCGCGTTCAGCAGGGACGACACAGTCCGGATGCCGTAGAGGACATCGTTCTCGCCGTTGATGACGTTCTGGATGCGGTCCTGGTCAAGCTGGACTTTGAACGAGGCGGCGGCCGGGTCGACGATGACCCATTCGGGCCGGTGCCCTTCGGAGGCGCGGGCGGCGAGCCAGTCCTTCAGGGCCGCGGAGAGCTGCCCGTCGGTGAGCCGGACGCTTGCCTGCCGGGAGTCGTAGCGCCATTCGTCGATCGCGTACAGGATCCCGTCGACGCCGAGGCCCAACAGGACGGCCGAGGTCGCGTTCGTCGTGCCGTAGTCGACGCCGACACCCAGTACAGCCCGCATGGCAGGCAGGGCGTCATGGTTCACGACGTGCTTGTCGACATCCCAGCAGTCGAACACGGCCCCGTCAGCGGCCACCCATTCGGCATTGATGTAGCGGCGGTAGAACAGGCCAGAATAGGACTTCTTCGTCCGCGCCACATACGCGGCCGGCAGGCTCTTGTTGTCGTCGAGGATGAACGTGTAACGGTGGAGTTCCTTCGTGCCCTCACCCGACTGGCGGTGGAAGCGGCCTTGACCGTCGATCCACAGTTCGGCATGGTCCAGCCAGTTCGTTTTCAGCCAGTGCGCCGGGCCCGCAGGGTTGGAGGTCAGCCACATCTTCGCGCCCTCAACGGACAACCGCGAGTACAGCATGGAGAAAAACGACTCCGGCAATGTAGCGGCCTCATCCGCGTAAGCGCCCACCAGGGTCGCGCCCTGGATCTTCGTCTGCGCCTGCTCGTTGTTCGCGCCGTAGATGTTGATCTCACGGCCGCAAATGAACGCCGTCCCCGAACCGTAGTTAACCTTCACCCGTTCCCTGCCGAGCATCGACTGCAGCGGAAGGATGAGGTTGTTGATCACGGTCCGTTCGGTCCGCCCGCACATGGCAAGGGGGCCTTCGGGGCCGGTCCGGATGAACCGGGCCCAGTCGATCAGGGACGTGATGGTCTTCCCTGACCGGACGCTTCCCTCATAGGCCTGGATCGACGTCGACGGGTTGTTCAGGGCGAGGAGTGACTTCCCCTCGAGGGGCCTCATCTCCACTAGAACCCCCGGTGATAAAGTCCAGCCACTTGTCAACGGCTGAATGGTCCTGGTGCCCGACGTCGAGCTTGGTGATCACTGCGTGCTTGTCGACGAATATCCCGTAGATGGTCGCCAGGTCCTTGACGGGGATCTCGTGCGCCTCGGTGAGGAGGCGTTCCTTGATCAGGTCCGTTGCCATCCGTGCGACGTTGAGCCCGTCGGAGGCGAGCATTGCCCGGAGCGCTTTGTCGTCGGCCTGTTTCGCTTCGGACGCCGCATTGGTTTTAGCGGTTCGGACCGTCCGAACGCCTTCCGCCTTAGCCCAATGCTGGACGGTCTGTTTGGGGATCCCGAACCGGGCGGTGACCGCGGACGGTCCGTCGGTCTCGTAGAGCGCTAGGGCTTCGGCGCGTTGTGCTTCCGTGTACTTGCTGGCAGGCACAACGCGCTCACCGCCTTCTGGTTGATTGTTGAGTCTCAGCCGTTATGCGGTGAGGATGGTCAGGGATGAGAGGTCGAACCCGTTCTCGGTGATGTCGAAGACCATGAGGCCGGGGTCGGAGTCTTTGCCGGCTACCTGGCGGAACCAGTCGGAGCCGTTGTCGAGCGTGGGCGCGCCGAGGCAGTAGCGCTGCCGGCCCGTGACCGGGTTGCGTCCCGCGACGGATGCACTGAAGGCGTGATAGTGGCCGTGGACGAGGATGTCGGCCTGCGCGGCGGCTTGGGCGCCGAACGCTTGCTTCGTCCACCAGGTGACGGCTTGACCGGGCCCGAACTGGTTCCCGTGGACTATGCCTACCTTCGTGCCGTAGAAGTCGACGGCGACGGATTCGTCGTACTCTGCCGGGCGGGTCCAAGTGACGTCCATGCCGGAGGCGTCCGTTACCTTCTGCACTTGCCGGTGCATGAACAGGCCGAGGTCATCGGACGGGCGGCCGAGGTTCTGCTTCCCGTTGCGCCACGCCGCATGATTGGACGGGATCCCAGCGACGGTGACGGGGGCGTGCCCGTGGGCGAGGTTCACATACTCGAACAGTTCGGTCCCGTACGTGTCGAGCTGCCCGGAGAGGGACAGGTCGTTGGTGAACATCGGGTTGCCGCCGGACTCGAAGCCTTCGATCCCGTCGCCTGCGTCGGCGAGGAGGATGCGGGCCGGGGGACGTTCCCCCAGCAGGGCGTTGAGCTTTTGCCGGATGATGGTGGAGCGTTCGATCAGCTCTGCCGTACCCCCGCGGGAGCCGGTCTTGCCGATCTGCGGGTCCGCCCACACGATGACCGTTGCCCGCATGAACGTTGCGGGCGCCGGCTTCGGGGTGGCGTGCCGGGCCGCCGCGTACAGGGCGGGGAGGTCCACTTGTTCGGGGTTGTTATCCAAGCCAGCAATAGGCCGGACGTTGTTTAGCTTATTCCAGCACCCGCCGTTCGGGGCTGACGTCCAGCCCCACGTGAACGTGACCTTGTCCGGGTCCTGGCCCTTGGACGCGATGAACGCCCGGTAGTCCTCGTAGCCCCACGGGGTTTCGGAGAACCGGGTGTAGTGGTCCCCGGCGGCGTCGTGAGTCTCGGACTCGCCCGCGACGGATACCTCCACCGCGTAGCAGACGCATTGTTCTGCGCGGTGCCGGCGGATGGTCCGATCGCCGACGAGGTAGCCCAGGTCTTCGGCATGTTGCCGTGACGGGGCAGCCAGGTCGATGCCCGGGAATGTCGCGACTACCTGTGCATATTTGCAGACTGCCACGATGTCCCCGCTCTCGTGAAGGTGAAGGCTACTTGCGAACCCGCTATGTACGTCGGTGCGTCACTTGGCCGGGATGCGTTCGCCAGTGGGTCCCCCCGGATTCGAACCGGGACTGTGCAGGTTTTGAAGCCGCCGTCTCTGCCGTTGGACTAGAGACCCGTGCGCCAGTTTTTTGGCCCGTCACTGGCAGGACGGTCATACCGCAGCTAAGACGCTGGTTACCAAGCGGAAGACAGGAGACTCGAACTCCCAACCCTTTCGGGCGGCCGGGTTCAAACCGGCCTGCTTGCCATTCGCATATCTTCCATGTGAAGCGATAGCCGGAATCGAACCGGCCTAGGATGTTTTGCAGACACCCGGCTAGCCAGTCGCCCATATCGCCTTGCGTGGGAGCAGCTGGAATCGAACCAGCCGTGCACTGATTTACAGTCAGCGCTGGCACCTTGCCGCTTCTACTCCCGAACAGCGCTATAACGGGCGCTTCCCGGAACGCGGAAGGCCCGCCGTATGGGGGCCGGCGGGCCTTCGTGTTCGTGTGGGTGATGTGCGGGGGCCTCTTGAGCCACTTCTCGCAACATAACCAATACACACGTTACAGGGTGTTGCGAACATTGTCTAGCATTCTTGGGGCGTGTTCCGAAATTACTTCGTCACTTCCCAGTAGACGATGATGTTCTCATCGTCGTGCGTGACCGTGAGCGAGTCGTCGTAGTTCGTCGTCAGCCCCGCAGCGTCCTTATCCCGGAGCGCGAATTGCATCGCCTCACGGACGTCGCCGTACGCGGCTGGCTGGGGGATGATGTACTCGTGCCGGGTGGTGGTCTTTGTTCGGGTCGTGACAACACTCATGCTGCGTTCTCCATTCGTCGTTCGCGGCGTTCGGCGAGGACGTCGAGGCGGGCTTCCCAGACTGCCCGGACGTCGCTGATCAGGTAGGTCGGCTGGCCGGTGCGGGATACCCCGACAGCGGTGAGCTTGTCCCGACTGGCCCATACCCGGATGGTGCCCTGGGGGAGGGCGAGGTTCCGGACGGGGTCGGAGAGGATGCGGGATATCTCCGCCGCGGTCCCGGTTGCGTACCCGGCCGCGGTTACGGCGCGCTCCCGCCATTCGGTCGCGTCCCACACGGTCCCGCAGGTAACGCAGCGTGCGGCCGTCTCGCCGGTCGGCGTGTAGACCGGAGTGTTGCAGTCCGGCATATCTTCCGGCCCGGGGCAGATCCCGGCGAACACCTTCGGGGCCGTGCGGTCCATCGCCTTCCGGCAGTCGCCGAGCGCGTCGTGAAGCTCTTGGAGCAGGTCCGGCGCCCAGTCCTGCGCCCGTACCTCGCGGATCTGTGCGACCAGCACGTTCGCAGCCCTGACGGCGTGCGGCTCCCGGTATCCGAGGGCGTTCGCCCAGCCGGTGAGGATGACATTCAGGGTCCGGCCGGCGTCGTATGCCCTCGAGTTGGTGGGGTCCGGTGCCATGGAGTGCCCGGAGGTCCCGACACTGCCCGACCCGACGTCGAGGCGGGCGGCCGAGGCCCAGAGTGCTTCGACCATGGACTCGACCTCGCGCAGGTCTTCCAGGAGCCGGTCCCGGCACCCCGGGCACAGATGGATTCCTTCACTCGTTCCCCCGCCACAAGTTCCGCATGTCATGTAACACATCTTACCGTGGGTTACGAGATGTTCCCGACATTTGGGCGTGTCGCGCAGTCGCACGGCGGCCCGTTCAGGATCCCCCGGAGTCCGGCGTAGTCGAACCGGCCGGACCCCCAGTCGAGTTCCATCTGATGCAGGGCCATCTTGATCCGGCGCTCAGCCTCACACTCAGGCATCCAGCGCCTCAGCCTTGGCGAGGGCGGCCATGAATCGCGCCGCCTCGTTCTTGTGGAAGATCGCCGTTGCAATGACGTGCTCCTTGATGACCGCCTCGACTATCTTCACGGCGGGGTGCGCGTCCTCCGGCGTCGGGGTGGCGTTGGCGTAGATCGCGTACACCTGCTCCCGGTTGCCCTTGGACTCCTGCTCGCGGTGGCGTTCCTTCAGGATGCCAACGGATGCCATCTTCACTGCCTCGTCACTCATATTCAGGTTCATCCGCGTTCCCCTCTCTCGTAGGTGTCGGCGCGTTCCTGGTCGGGGCCGATCCGGTCGGCTTCCTGCGCCCGGGCCTGAGCCTCACGTTCGTCCTCGCTCATGGCTGCTTCATCCTGCTGCGTTGTGCGTGTTGGATCCCGGCAGCCTTCCCGAAGTACCAAGCGGGTACGGCGTGCAGGACTCCGAGGAGGTAGAGCAGGCCAACCAGCCACTCGCTCATGCTTCACCCCGTACAGCAGCAGCACGGGCGCGGAGGTAGAGGCGAGCGTTCGGCGTCTCGTAGTGGCGGTAGTCGTCCGCCGCTTCTTCGAGTGCCTGGGCTTTGGCTTCCGCCACGTCCCCGAACCCCGCAGCGGACAGCATCGCGGCTTGGTGGGCGGCGAGCGGTTCGATGCCGCCCGGAGTGGGATCGTTGCCACACGTGTAGATCACCGCTCCGCACCCGTCACACTTGTCAACGGCTGGCTCGCTGTCGGCATGGGTTGACCGGGACCAGTGCGCCGCGAGCACTTCCGCCATCCCGCTCATCCGATGCTCTTCTCTGTGTGGGCGAGCCGGCGCCAGCAGCCTTGGGGTGAGCGCGGCACGGAGGTGGTTGGCGGCGGATAGCCATGTCTCCATCTCGGCTTCCGTTCCGTGATAGCTGGCATGGCTCCCACGCCCATCGAAAGTGTCAGCCAGTTCCTTCACCCGTTCAATCACGGCCCCCTGTTCCCGCAGCATGGCGAGGAGGTCGTCACGGTCCGCGTCCACCTGACCGATCCCGGCCTTCATGGTGCCGAACGGGTCATTGGCGCGTGCTTCGATGGCGGCGAGCTGGTCAGTGGTGGTCATTTCCCTCCCAGACCTTCGTAGACGGCCCGCAGAATCGCCATAAGGGCGCGCATCTCACCCGACTGGAGGTTGCCAGCGTCCTGATCGGGCTTGACAAATGTGTCCCATACTTCGCGGACGATACCCGGCGTGACTTCGACTCCCATCGGGGCGATTGTCGGGACGGGGATATTTACGGTGTTCTCGCTCATCGCGTTCCTTCCTGGTGGGCGGTTTGCCCGGTGTTTGCGTTCGTGGATGGCGGCAACGAGTGCCCGGCCTTCCGGGTCGTTGTACGGGTCCGTGTCGCCGCCGGCATGACTGATCAGGTGCTCGGTGTAGTCGCTCATGAATACTTCCTCAGTTCGGCAAGCTTGCGGGTGAGATCCATCGACTTCCGGCGGAGGTTCCCGGTTTCCTTGGAGCCGTAGGAGTGGTCGTGCGGCTGGGGTCCTTGCGGCGGGGTCGGCTCGTCAATCCCGGCGGCGTGGCGTTCGGCGTAGTAGGTCTGGCGTTCGTCGTTTTCGGAGTCGAGGCGTTCAAGGGCGGCCTGACCGGCGACGATGAGTTCCCGGGCCTGCTTGATGGTTTCCTCGATGGTCTGGCGGTTCATGCTCATGCCGCGGTCCCGAGGTGGTCGCGGATCTCGGCCTGGATGGATTCGTACCGGGCGCGGGCCTGCGCGGCTTCGGTGGAGGCTTGGGCGAGGTCGGCGTCGGCGCGTTCACTCGCTACTTTGGCGATGCGGAGCTGGCGCTGCAGGACCGCGGCTTCCAGCTCCGGCGAAAGAATGGGTGCGGTGGTTGCTAGTGTTGTGCTCATCGGGGTTCCTTCCCGGTCATCGCCCCGGACTGTCTTGAACCAGTCGCGGGGCTTCTTCTTTGTCTTCTAAACTTACCACGAGTTACTAGACATTACGACGTTTTCCCGGGCGTGTCCGGGAGTTCTTTGATCGTCAAAACCAGCGCCGCCGGACCCTTCCCGCCCGGATCCAGGAACGGGCCCTGCACGTACTCGTTCGAGTCATCCACACACAGCCCATAGTCGATCAGGCCGTCCACCACGGCCTTCGCTGTGGGGTAGAAGTTCATCGCGTCATACGTCCCGCCGCGCTCCTTGATGACGAGCCCGGTGATGTTCACCCGGGCCACGCCGGTCGGGAGCCCGGCGGCGGCAGCTGCTTCCGAGGCCAGCCGGCGCCAGTCCGCCCGGATCGGGGCGAGGACCCGCCAGTGATCCCGGTCGTTGGAATTAAGCCACGGGGAGCGCTGGAACACCTTCCCCGTCTTCCGCTTCCGGACCGGCTTCACGAACGGCGCCGGGACCGTCACCTCCCAGACCCTCACGCGATGCCATACCGGAAGTCGCCGGGCTCCGCTGCCATCGAGTTGACGGACGCGAAGTGCGGGCGCCACGCCAGGTTGATCTTTCCCGTTTCGCCGTGCCGGTTCTTCTCGATGATGAACTCGATCTCGCCTTCCATCTCGTCGTCGCGGTGCAGCAGGATGATGTTGTCCGCGTGCGCCTCGATGCCGCCGGATTCCCGCAGGTCGGCCATCGTGGGGCGCGGGTCGGCTCGCTGAGTGGATCCGCGGTTGACCTGCGCCAAAGCCAGCACGTGGGTATCAAACTCTTTGGCGAGGTGCTTGCAGTCTTCCGCGATCCGGGCGACCTGCCGCTCCCGCTGCTCCCGGGTGTCGGCCGGGGCGACGAGCTGCAGATAGTCGATGATCACCAGCGGCACGGGGCCGCGGCGCTTCCAGGTCCGGACCGTGGCGCGGATCTGCGCCATCGTGGTCCGGGACAGTTCCTCGATGTAGACCGGCCATTCGGCGGACTTAGCCCGCAGTCGGGCAACCTTGGACCAGTCCGTCTCGGTCAGTTCGAAAGAGTTCAGGTGGTGCAGGTCGATTCCTTCGGACGCCGCGGCCATGCGCCCGATAACCTCGTGCTCCTTCATCTCCAGGGAGAAGAACCCGACACCATAGCCGGTGGCGGCGACCGCGGCACAGCCGGCCACCAGTGACTTACCGACGGCCGGGCGGGCGCCCATGATCGTAAGCTGCCCGGGGTGCCAGCCGCCGTTGAACTTCCGGTCCAGTTCGGACCAGCCCGTCGGGTAGGACTTGCCCTTGGGTGAGGACCAGAGGTCGATGGCCGAGTCCAGCGCGTCGGCGAAGGTCCGGACCCGGATCCCGGTCGCCTCGTTCGCGGTGGCGTCCAGCACGGCCCGGGCGTCATCGAGGACCTGCTCGGTTTCGTCCCACGCCGATGTCATGGACATCTGCTGCAGCTTGGCCCCGACGTCGGCGAGGCTCCGGAGCCGGGCCAGGCCCTTGATGATGCCGGCATGGTGCGCCGCCTCAGCGCGCACAGGAGCCGCTGTCACGCACTCATGCAGGTAGGTGGGCTCCAGGCCGACGATAGGCGCTGTGATGA